CTGTATGGCTAAAAACAAAGGTGTTTCCCTTTAACTTCAAGGCATAATGCGGAAAGATACGACGTGGCAGCGTATGTATGCCACCTGGACCAGGAGTCCAATGGTGGAACTCATGGAACGCCCTGGTGGTGCGGGTTTGCGAGGGTCAAGAAAACGTCTAGTCCCTCTTTTTGTCCCACCTATCCCTGTTTCCGATGCCACAAACCTTCGAGCGCCTGGCGCCGATCCTTGCGCCCCACCTCGATGTAACCCCGGGTCGTCTCAAGGTCCTTGTGCCGAAGAATGTCCTGGATCACGAAGGCGTCGACACCCTGCCGGGCTAGGAGGGTGGCACAGGAGCCCCGGAGCCGGTGCGGGGACAGCTTGGGCAGTCCAACCAGCCGCCCGGCCCTCTTGATGGCATAGGTGGCGAAGTGGGCCCAGTGGGGGCGCCATTGCCCCTCGTCGTCCTGGAAAGCCAGCACCCAGGGGCAGAGAGGCATCGCCTTTCGGCTCTCGGCCAAGTCCTGGATGAGGCCCCACAGTTCCGGCGGCACGTCGATGGCAACCGCCTCTCCGCCCTTCGATTTGAGGTCGTCCTGGTCCTCGTCCCATTTGCCCGGAGTGTAGGTCGATCCGTCTGGGGCGAACAGGTCCCACCGCATCTGAAGGGCCTCGCTCTCCCGGAGCCCCATGTAGAGCATCGCCATGACACAGATGATCACCTCGGGGTTGCGGGACTCCCGGACGTGGGCAAGGAAGGGCTCGATCAACTCCTCGGGCAGGACCACCTTGGGTTTCTTCTGGATCCTCTGCTTCTCCACCGCCCAGGTGACCTCGGAGATCAGCCCCTCGGCCAGGGCATAATTCCAGAGGGCCCGGAGGTGGCGGAGCAGGAGGTTGGCGGTCGCCTTGGAGTGGCGCCGGCCAGAGGGCCCGGAGCTGGCCAGGAGCTGCCGGCGAATCTCGGTGATATGGGCGGAGGTCACCTGGTCGGCCGGGACCTTGGCGAATTTCGGGAGGAGATATTTCTCGAAGTCGAACATGGCCCGCTGAATGTGCAGCTCGGAGAAGGTCTCGGCGTTGTCCTCTTTCCAGAACGCCACCAGCTCCCCGACGGTTGGGGCCGGCGCATCACCCTCCCGCTTCCCATCCATGGCATTGAGGAGGGCCCGAAGCCACTTCCTGGCGCCCTCGGGGGTCCGCTTGCCGGTGGACCGATGGATTTCCTGGCCCTTGTGCCGGATGCGGCAATGGTAGACATCCCCGACCTTCTTCAGGTTGTTCGCCCATCCATCTGCCATGGCATCACCCCAAACGCCACATTTTACGACAGAAGAAGAAATATTTCGTCGCATCTTGATTTTCAGCCCAAATGGGCCGATACTTCTTGCATCGAAGGAGAACGACCATGACCAATACCACAACCAAAGCCAAGGGCGCCTGGGCACTCACGAACCCCTCCCTGGCCCAGCAGGAAGCCATCCTGGCGATCAGCGCAGGGCGGACCCCCAAGTCAGGCATCGCCACGATCAAGGGGCTCCTGAAGCGGGGGCTCATTGCCGCCACCGGCACCGGCTACAAGCTGACCCCCGACGGTACGACCAGCGCGGTCCTGATCAAAAAGTGGTGCTAGACCGAACCACCCCCAGGCGCCCCGGAAGGGGCCTTTGGGCGTGAAGGGACACATCATGAGCCACGGTTACGACCTCACCGCCTCCCGCTTCTACGACCGCCGGCAGTCCCGGATCCTGCCTCGCATCCTCTATATCCCCGTGGGGATGCTGGTCGAGATGCTGGCCACCAAGGCGATGGCCCGCGTGTCGTCCTGGCTCAAGGCGGCCTAAGCCAATCCCTCACCACCATCAAGGAGAACGATTTGAGATTGATCTGTTGGGTTTCCGGCGGCTGCAAGTGGAGGGTGATCAAGGAGGAATGGGTCGAGCCCACCAAGGACCGGCCGTTCAGCCAGCTCGTCCGCCATCACGAATGCGTCATGTGTCTGGACACCAAGGCCACCCTGACCAGCCCCCGGTCCAGCGAGTCCCTGTTCTGCGTCCCGGACGAATTCAATTCGGACATCCATGAAGTTGCGACGGCGAAGCCATGAGGTGCATCGACCTTTTCGCCGGGGCAGGGGGATTCAGCGAGGCCGCTAGGATGGCCGGGCATGAGGTGGTCTGGGCTGGAAACCACTGGCCGTCTGCCGTGGCCGTCCATCGAGAGAACCACCCGGACACCATCCATCTGTGCCAAGACCTCCACCAAGCCGACTGGACCTCTCTCCCGGATTACGACCTTCTCCTGGCCTCTCCATGCTGCCAGGGGCATTCCCGGGCCCGGGGCAAGGACCGGCCCCATCACGACGCTGCCCGGTCAACAGCCTGGGCCGTTGTCTCCGCTGCCGAGTGTCACCGCCCTCGGTCCGTGGTCATCGAAAACGTCCCGGAATTCGCAAAGTGGGCCCTGTTCCCAGCTTGGGCCGCTGCCATGGAAGCCCTGGGCTACACCCTTCGGACCGAAGTTCTGGACGCCCAAGAATTCGGGGTGCCCCAGCAACGGAAGCGTCTGTTCATCGTCGGCCAGCTCCAAGGAAAGGCATTCGACTTCCGGGGGCTGGGTGGCCAAGAGTCCATGCCGATCAGTGGCGCCCTTGACCTGGACAGCGGGTCGTGGTCATCCTGGCGCCCCGAGAACCGCAAGAAGGTTCTGGTCCCGGCGACCATGGCGCGGATCCAGGCGGCCCTGAAGCGTCACGGCGATGCCCCGTTCTGGATTCCCTACTTCGGGAGCAACGTGAACGGCTGGCCCTTGACGGCCCCCATCTGGACGATCACCACCAGGGACCGCTACGCCATCATCCATGGAGACCGGTTCCGGTTCCTGACCGTGGACGAGTGCCGGGCGGCCATGGGGTTCCCCGCCGGCTACCGCCTGACCGGAAAGGTCCACGTCGACAAGATGCTGCTCGGGAACGCCGTGTGCCCGCCAGTCGCCGCCCAGCTCCTTCGCCGCCTCGCGGTCTGACCTTTTCGAGGAGATACTATGCCGATCAATTCCAAAGGCGGTTATTCCGGTCGCGGACCGACCCCGACCGGTGCGAAGCCTCCAAAAACCAGGGGAACCATGGCCCATCGCGTCATCGACACCTTGACCCCGCTGGAGCGGATCAGTTGCGGGATGCCGCTCCCTGGTGACCTGGAATGGATCCAGGGGCTCCAGGCCAAGGTCGCCGAACTGGACGCCCTCATGGATTCCGTCACCCCCTCCAAGGACGCCGAGGGGATCATCCTCAACGCCAAGACCAGGCTGGGCGGGAAGCCGACCGACAGCCTGATCCAGCTCTGCTATGAGCGCAACGGGGAGCAGGACAGGCTCCGGGCCCGGGTTGCAGAATTGGAGGACTCCCTGAGTAAAAGCCAGGAGGAAGCTGCATGTCACGAGATAGGTGCGACCGAGAGACGCAAGGAACGGGACATCCTCCGGGCCCGGGTCGCCGAGCTGGAGACCATCGCAAGAGCCGACCTGGAGACTTTCAGTCGGCTCCATGTCCGGGTAGCGGAGATGGATGCGGAGAGCAGACGCAATAGGCAGGGGTTTGAATTCCATGCCGGCCGGGCGGACCGCCTTCGGGTCGTCCTGGTGCGGATCGCCAAGCCCCTGGGCGACGGTTGCGGGTGCGGCGGCCCCGTGTGCCAATGCGAAAGCCCCGAAGCTGTACGAGCCGAGCTGGATGCCCGCATCGACCTCGCAACCGAAGCCATCAAGGGCTGATGCCCAGAAGGAGGTCCCTTGCGGATCTGGAAATATCCCCTCGAAGTTGCCGACCAGCAAAACCTCAAGCTCCCCACCGGGGCGAAGATCCTAACCGTCCAGGCTCAGGATGGGAATCCCTGCCTCTGGGCACTGGTGGACGAAACCCTTCCCAAGTTCAGGTTTGAAATCCATGCCATCGCCATCTATGGCACCGGCACCCCCATCCCAGACGAGCCGGGAGACTATATCGCCACCTTTCAGATAATGGGCGGCGAGCTGGTTTTCCATGCCTTTGAATACAAGTAGCACTCGTATCCATGACCTCCCAGGTCATGTCGAACCCCATTTCATGACCTCCCAGGTCATGCCACCTGACAGGAACCCCATGAACCAACCCAAGCCTGACCCCTGCGAATACGTCCGCCACACCTACTCCGTCCCGGCCAGGGTCGGGATGCACGTCACTTTCAATCGAGCCCCGGGCGTCATCAAGGGCGGGTCGAACTATGTGTCGGTCCTCCTGGCCGGCAGGAAGACCCCCGTCAACATCCACCCGACCGACCCGGACCTCATCTACCTCAATGACGACGGCTCCCGGGCCTTTCCCAAGGAATAGAATCATGAACCTTCTGAAACATACCTTTTTCGTCACCGACACCGAAACCACCGGCCTGGATCCGGTCGAGCACCGCGCCGTGGAAGTGGCCGGCGTCCTCGTGGTCAACGGCCAGATCACCATGGCCATGACCACCTATCTCAACCCCGGGCGCCCCATCCCTGCCGTTGCGTCGGGCGTCCACGGGCTGGTCGATGCCGACGTGCAGGACGCCCCCACCCTGGATGAGACGATACCCTTCCTGCGGGGCTTCGCGTTCGATGCCGACGCCATCGTGGCGCATAACGCCCCGTTCGACCGGTCCATCTTGCCGGGCATGATCGAAAAGCCCTGGCTGGACACCCTGCGGCTGGCGCGTCGGCTCTACCCCGGCTTCGCCAGCCACCAGAACCAGGCCCTCCGTTACGAGCTGGGCCTCCGCTGCCCCGAGGCCGACGGGATGCCGGCCCACCGCGCCCTGGCCGACGCCTACGTCACGGCCAGGCTCCTGGTCCACATGCTGGTCGAGGCCGAGGAGGCGGGGATGCCCGGCACCGTGCCGGAGCTGATCGACGCCATCGAGGCGCCGATGCTTCTGACCACCTGTGGCTTCGGGAAGCACCGGGGCACCCCCTGGGCGGAGGTGCCCAAGGACTACCTCCAATGGATGACCAAGGGGATGCCCGACATGGACGATGACCTGAGATTCACCGTCCGCCACGTCCTGGCCAACCACTACAAAAGCGGGCAGTAATATGAACGGGAAGATTCGGCCCAAATGGGCGATACTTGGGCTGGAGAAGCTCATGGCGAGGACAGGACGGCCCATCACGATCCCCGGCCTATGGGGGCCCCTGGCGGCCCGCGTCGGTGGCGTCCAGGCATTGGCGCGGGTCCTGGGCGTCCCGGAGCGGTCCTTGCGGAACTGGGCGACCAACAACCGGTCCATGGATGCCATCGTGGCCTCCAAGGTTGCTGACTTGCTGGAGGGCGAGAGCCTTCCGGTCTACAGTCACCCGGGCCTGGTGACCTACCACCTGGCGTCGGCCCCGGAGGGCTGGATCCAATGGCCGAAGCTGGTCGGTGGATGGTCGGCGCGGTCGGCATGGAAGGGAGACCCGACCGAGTTGGTTTCGGGCGACTCCAGGGCGGCCAGGGACCACGGGTGGCCGTGGTGAAGGGAGATCACATGAGCGAATGGCAACCCATCGCCACCGCGCCGAAGGATGGGGGCATGATCCTGATTGCCTCCGATGGGCAAGCGGCGGTTATGCGTTGGAATCTGGCTTGTCAATGGTGGTCGCTGGTGGTGACCGGCGATGGAGCCAGCAGTTCCCGATGGGAAGACATGGAATGGGACGAACGGGCATGTTGGATGCCCATTCCTACTGGGTTCGAGGTGAAACCATGAAGGTATCGGACCTCATCAAGGCCCTTTCGCATTGCCGCCAGGACGCGGAGGTCTACCACGGCGAGGAAAGGGACGCTGCCCGAGCCCATCTCCGCAACTGCCGCGTTCAAGGCGCTGAAAACTAACCGAGGAGTTCCTCCATGTCAACTGCCCGGGTGCTGTTCCAGAAGAACCTTCAACGGTTTTTCCGCGAAACCTACCCTGACAAGGGATTCAGAGTCACCCAATGGTCCTATTTTTGGGAACACATGGGTTTATAGTCACCAATTGTCCGTTCTGTGCAGCGGACCCTTCCCAAGGAGTGAAAATGAAAGTTGCTAAAATCCCGACAGTGAAAGTAGGTTGGGTATTCGCTCACGACACCCACGGTGTGGTTCGGTTCACGAAAGAAGCCGAGAAGCTCCAGATGAGCAATCCCGATCCCCGCCGGATCTTTTTGGAAACGGAAACAGGCATTCTTCCCCTCCGCGCAAGGGATATTTGCCCCATCAACAATCTGTCTGCTTTCTGCATTCAAATCCAAGAGGAACAGTCCCGCCGTGAAGATCTGGAGGAAACCGGTGTCATGACCGGTGTCAAGGACGATCCCAAGGAGTAGCGCCAAACCATCAGCATCAAGCGACAATAGTCTACCGCCGCCCCGAAAGGGGCTTTGGCGGTGTAGAACCACCCCCGAGAGGGGGAACGGTCACTGATCTTTTCGACCTACCTCAAACTGAAATCTAGCAACAAGACGTTGCGAATGTCCGTTCTCGTCGGACCCAGGCCCCACCGGGGGCCTTTCGCTATGCCTGTTTCTGGGCAGCGTCGGTGGCGCGATTTTGATGGGCCCTGGCCCGGAGCCATTTGGTATTGGGAGGCAGGGCAGGGACGGACCTTCGCCGATCTACGAAGGTTGGAGTGGTCGGGACCGCATCAATCCCCATCGCCTCCTCCATCCGCTCCATGGACTGGCTGGCGTCAAGGTAGAGGGCCCGAGCTACCCTGGAGAGGATCGGCGTCCCGCATTCCTCCAGGCGCTCGGCCAGAGAGAGAGAGAGGAGCGTGATCCGCTCGACCGACTTAAATATTTCATCATCCATGCGCGTATCCACTTAGCCCACCTTTAACTTTTCAAGAGTCTACACGTTCCAGAAATAAATAAGGTGCCATATTTATTGTGATAGCAAGATCGCCGACGGAATGAGATTCATTATGAATGCCTATTCGCCGACACCCAGGACGCCCCCGCAGAGACGAGCCGCCGGCCCCCTCCCGAAGGAGGGTTATTCGGATCCCGGTCGACCTAGACGAAGAACTGGCCCAGGAAGCCGAGGCCCGGGGATACAGTTATCAAGCTGCGATCAGGACGGCAATCGTGATTCTACTTGAGTCATGGCGAAAAGAAAGCGAATCTTAATTCAGGGCCGGGGCATGTTGATTTGCTCCCGTGGGTCGCGGGTGGCAAAATACGCTGCATAGGCCCGGTCGGACTCGCGCAGGACGACAGAGAGCCGGGCCCGTTTCCGCTCGTCGCTGGTGGGCTCGATCACCTGTCCTTGCGGCTCTTTCCGGGGTTCCCGGCGGGGCTTGTCCTTGGACTTCATAGAGCTATGCCCCAATGTAGGCGGCAAAGTTGATCTGACTGGTGGCGCCCAGGGCGTTGGTGGCGTCGTTGTTTTGGAACTTGACGGTCACGAACCGGCCATTGGGGCGCACGAAGAAGCTCTGGGCCCCGGTCGCCGGGGCAATGTTGGTGAAGACGGCCTGGCTCAACCCGGAGGCGCCGGCCTGGCCGAGGACCCGGGCCGGCATGGTGATGTCGTTGGCGATGTCGGTGCCGTAGGCCGTGACGGTGTTCAGGGCGGTTTCAGGGGCGGCGGGGTCCACCGTGACCTGGACCAGGGTGTAGGCGTCCCAGGTCTCGCCCAGATCGAAGGAGACGGAAGTGGTGGCGCTGGCAGCGAGGCTGGCGATGGATCCACTCACGCGGCCGTCCTGCCCTCCCTGAAGTCCTCTGCGGCAATTTACGGGCATGGTCAACTCGCTTTCTTGACTTTGTCGGCATAGGCCGAGAGGTGCTTGGCAAACTGGGCGGGGCGGAGAGAGAGGTGGCAGGCACAGTTGGGATGCGCCGGACAGCATGGCCAATACATCTCGGCCTTGTCCCGCTTGTGCCCGGCCCTCTTGTCCCAGGGATGGGCAGACCTCCCGATGTTGTTCTTGCCCACCCAGACATCGGTGTCGCCATTGCGCTTGGGATCATCGGCGGCCACGACCTTGAGCTGTTTCTTGGCCTGGGCGAGGCAGTAGGGGCAAGCATTGGGGGCGGCGATCCAGGTTGCAATCCAGCCGTCGTCGGGGTTCACGCTCGCCAGGGCGCCATTCTGGACGGCCATGGCGGATTCGGTCAGGGCGATCCGGCGCCAGTCCCGGTTGAGCTGGCCGAAGCGTTCCAGGAGCCGACGCTCCAGCTTCCCCGGGCCCTCCTCGGCCTGTTTGGACGTGACCAGCTCGGTCACCAAGGCATGGCGGGTCGAGGACTGGAGATGGGTGGCGTATTCCATGCCCCGGGCCTTGGTCCACTCCATGGAAGCGACCTGGGAAGGCTCCACGATGTCCATGGCCTTCATCCAGTCGGGCAGCACTGGAGGCGCCTTGATGGCTTGGCCGACCTTGAACATCAGGTGCGACCGCATGGCGAGGCCCTGGGCGGCAGCCTCGGCGGATCCGGCGGGGGTCAGGGCGTCAGTGAGCTTGGTGATGACCTTGGTCCAGCCGTCCATCAGGTGGACCGGATCCTGGCCCGTCTTGAATAGGTCCATCACGCGGCCCCAGCCGGAGACGTTGGCGTTGAGCGGCATGAACCCGGCCTTGACCAGGAGGCGGGGCTGGACGTTCCGGCCCAGGACACCAGAAAGCATTCCCACCAGGAACTTCTGGCCCCAGCCATAGAAGGCCATTTCGATGGCGTTGATGGCCGGGTCGGGGTGCGGGCCCCAGAACGGACGCTCGGCTTCGGTCTGCTTTCCGGTGGGCGGGCCTGGCTCCCGGCGGCGGGTGATCGCCTTCAGGATGGGGCGGCCGATGCGCGGGTCCGGGCTATGGCCGAAACGGGGGTCCAGATCGGGGGCGGGGATCATTCATCCTCCGATGTCCCGCTCAAGGCGTGAAGCCGATCCGAAACCTCTCCGCCGAAGCCTCCAGGAGGGCCCGCAGGAGCGTCCGGGTCGCCTTCGCCGCCATTCTCTCCACCATCGCCGCCGTCTTCACCTTCGGGGCCACCTTCGGGCTGCTGGGCGGCCTGGGGGTTGAGTGCATTCTGGACGGCCGCCTGCATGGACGGATTGAGCGGGGTGATGCCCACCTGGGGGTTCGGGAATTCGGGCAGCCCACCCCAGCACTTCCGGGCCTCGTCATAGGTCAGGATGGCCTGATACCGAGAGAATTCGGCAGCGAGGACGCCAGGGTCGGCCGGCAGGGCGCCGATGGACGGAACCGGATGAGGACTCATGCCCAGGGATGCCCGATGCTCGTCAATCGTGGACATCCGGGCCCGCTCCGCCGCCTTCCACTTCTCATCCTCGGCCACCAGGCCGGTGAAGTTGAAGCGGACCCACGGCGCGAACCGGGACACGATGTCGGTGCCCACATACCCAGCAATGTCACCCAGGAAGGGACGGAGGCCCTTGTCTTTGGCGGCGGCCAGGCGCTCGGAGGTGTCGTCCCCGGACATGCTGGACTTCTCGTCGGAGTAGCCCGACAGGCCAATTTCCACGGGGTCGATGCCGTAGATGGCACAGGCGATGGCCGTCTGGAGGGAGATCCATTTGGCGAAGGCCATTTCGGAGAACGGGGTTCCGGTCTGGACGAAGTTGGCGGCCCCTTGCTGGCCCCGGCTCATCATGACCGGCATCCCGAAGTTGTTCCCAGCGCCCCGGATCTTGGCTTGCCACATGGCGTTGAAGGCTTGCATCTGGGTCTGGTCGTAGTTCCCGCTCATCACCAGGATGCCTCTAGGGATGGCGTTGTTGTCGATGCCTTCGCGGGTGTAGGCCACGGCCTGAAGGAAGTTGGAAATGGTCTCGATGCAGCTCTCCATTTCAGAGAGCCCGTAGCCGCACCACTCCAGGTCCGTCTGGGGGTTGCGCTGGAAGATGCTGGCCTGTTCCGGGGTGAATTCGATGATCTGACCCGGCTGGGTTTCCTGGATCAGGAAGGAATCGGGGATGTTGCCGGCCGAGTCCGCGTCCTGGTTGCGAAAGTAGAAGGTCGAGCTGTCCCGCATGAAGAACGAGTCCAGCCCCCGCGACCCGCGAAGGGGGACCAGCTCGGTCGCGCAATGATCGAAGGTCAGGCCGTCGTTGGTCAGCTTGCGGAGGTAGATCGGGAGGCCCTCCCGCTTGAGCTTCCGGCGTTCCAGGGCGTCGAATTCGCGGCCACCGCAGACCAGGAACTGGGTCAACCAGCTCATGTAGGCCCGGTGATCATCGCCCAGCTCGGCGTTGGGATCGGCGGCCGATAGGCGCCAGCCCACCGCGTCGTCCTTCATGCTTGGGTTGGAGAAGGCCATCACCTGGCGGGTTCGGGTCCGATGGATGGCCTGGATGACCTCGATCCGCTTGGCAAGCTGTTTGAGGGCGACGAAGGGGAGGCCCGGCTTGGGGATGTAGACGCCACCGGAGCCGCCGCCGTAGGAATTCAGGAACGGGGTGACCCGGGCCTTGGGGTCATCGCTGCCCGGGGTCGTGGTCTGGAGAGCCTTGGCCACCATGCGGCTGGCCACCTTCTCGGCTTGCTGGAGCTGGACCCACTGGGAAACCATCCCGATCAAGTCGGGGTGCGGGTTCTCGTTTCCATATGCTTTCTGGACCTCGCGGCCGGCGTCCTGTTGTTCGTCCAGGGGAGCCATGGGGTCATTCGCCACGGATGCGGCTTGGCCCAGGTGCGAGAAGGCGCCACCGTTGATTGCTGAGAAGGAGAATCCAGAGGTGTCGCTCACCAGACAACCTCACCAGAGATGGGCGGAATCTCGGTGACGCCCTCGGCTATTTCGCGGGGGTAATACATGGCGCAAGCTGGGTCGGCGCCCCGACAGGTGAAGTTGTTGGAGGCGCATTTACCTTCCGCAGGGCTGGCTAGCGGGTAGGAGGTGCAGGACTCGCAACGGTTGGCGCGGAGGGCGGCCCGCTGGGAGGTGATTTCATCCCAGATACCGGAGGGTTGGATTGGAGTGGTCGGGTCCACGGCCGACGGCGGCGTGACAGCGGCGGGGGCAGCCCCGACGGGCCCGACCGGGAACCCAGCAGCATCGGCGCCAGCCATGGGCGGACAGCCCCAGGCGTTGCGTCCCATGGTGCAGAGGTAGGCGCCGATGGCCATGCTGATCACCCGGTCGTCGTGGCAGTTCGGCAGGGCTTCCGGCTTGCCCGTGGGCCCGCGCTGGAAGGTGCTGCACTCCCGCCAGAAGTTGGGATCCAGGCAGATGAGAGCCTTGGAGCGAATGGCCGTGTCCAGGGCGTCCACGATCATGGGGCGCGTCTTGGCGTCGGTCGGGAAGCCAGCCCGAAGGAACGAGATGGTGCCCCCCTGGTCATATTCCAGGTGCCGGTAGACCTGGGGATACTGGCTGGTCTCCAGGGTGTTGATGGTGGAGTGGCCGTGGTTGTTGCGTTCCACCGCGATGCAGGCCCAGTTGAAAAGGCGCCCAGCACCCATGAGAAGGCGCCCGAATTCGATGGGGGTGATGCGGCCGTGGATCACACCTACGGCCCGGAGGTCCCGGACCCGGATGATCCAGCCGCAACAGAAGTCGGCCCCGCCCCGCTCGGGATCAGTGACATCGGTCACTCCGGCGTCCTTGCCTTCGGCGACATCGCAGGAGATCAGGTACTGCTCCCCGGGAATCGGGTTCTCCCAAAGGAACACATGGGCCCGGGGCGACTGGGGCGCCGGCAGCTTGCGGGCGGACTCCATCATGGCGTTGACGATCTTGGCGTCGAACATCGGGCGGCCGGTGGACAGGAAGGCGCCCAGGAGGGATTCCGGGTATTCCTGGGCGAACAGGTCGCCCAGATCCTGGCGTTTCTTGCGCCTCCATGCGATTTGTTCCAGGGTCAGACGCTCACGGACCATCAGCTCCACTTCCTCGGCGTCTGGGGTCTCCCCGACGGGCCAGGGGGCCTTGTATTCGGGGTGGCGGAACCAGGGGTAGTAGACGACGTCGAAGGGAGAATTCCCGGCCAGGGCCTTCATGACGAGGTGGTAGTAGTCATTCTGGCCGTTGGCCGTGGTCTCCAGCAGGATGTTCCCATCGGCGCCGACGCCCTGGACGTAGCTGGCCATGAAGCTGGGGAAGTTGCGGTAGAAGGCCGCTTCCGACGCATGTAGGTTGTGGATCACGCCGCCGCGCCAGGGGTGCCCGGCCTCGGTGTCGATGATGAATTTGCTGGGCGGGAAGACGGCCTGGTCCCCGGGGAAGACAATTTCAAACTCGTATTTCGTGTCGGACTTGAGCTTGAGGGCAGCCTTCAGGGTGGGCGGCAGATGCTCAAAGAATAGGCGATAGGTCTCCAGTAGGATTTCGGAGATGCCCTTGTCGTGGGACAGGACGACCGTCACGCGGCCCGGGTTCTTGATCCCGTCCATGAAGTAGAGGGCCGCGATGAACGTCGAAAAGCCGAGCTGCCGGGGTTTGACGATGGCGTCCCGGATGCCCCGGAACCGGTCTAGGCCCTTCACGGGGGCATGGCGGCGGCGGAGCGTCCGAAGGTAGTCATGCTGGATCGGGTTGACCGCGAAGGGGAGCAGGGGGCCACCTTCCTTGGTCCTGATCTTGAGGGCAGCCGCCGAGAACAGGTCCAGCCGCCCGCCCAGATGGTTCAGCTTGGCCTCCCGTGGCATGTCGGCGATGGGCGCCAGGATGGCGCGGGCGCGGGCTTCCTGTTCTTCGAGTAGGCTCATTAGGCTTCCTTGGTCCAGAATTCGATGGACCCGTCGGCGCTCGGGATCCCGTATTGAGTGCGGCCCTGGTTATCGAGCCGTTCATAGACCACCAGGGGCTCGGCCTCGATCTTGTCCCTGAACAGGTGGATGTTGGAGCGGAGGGCCTTGAACCAACTATCGAAGTTGGCGAGTGTCTCCCGCATGGCGACCTTTCGATGGGCTTTGGCGCGGGCCAGCCGCTGGACCTGAGCTTTCGGGAGGTGGTTCATGACTTCACTTCTCTTTTCTCGTTGAATTTTTCAAGGAGGGATTGCTGGAGAGTGTGAAGGCGCTCCAGGTGGCAATACCTCAAGTCCCTGGGCTGGACGGCGCCCACGATGGTCTCCAGAGCCGTCATGGCGAGGTTCCAGTCCAGGGTGACCTCGGCCTGGATGGGCAGGATGGCGCGGTGTTCGGACATCATTCCGATGCCCTCCGAAGCTCCAGCTCCAGGCTGGCCAGGAGGTTCCAGGTCGCTTGGGCCAGGTGGAGACAGCCCGTGTCCTTGTCCCGGGTCTCCCCGCTCCCCAGGGCCAGGAGGTGACGCATTGCGGCATTCATATATCGGGTCTCTCCGTCGGCGACCGCCTTCCATCCGTTGGGGGAATATTTCCGGGCCCCGATAGTGGAGACGTTGGCGACCTCGGCCAGGGCCATGGCGAAGCCGGAGACACAGAGCCAGGGCAGCGGTTTCCCGGCGTCCAACTTGGCGCCCGGCTCGTGCTGGCCGATGCCGTTGGGGTCCACGTCCAGGAGGCCGGTGAAGCACGGGGCTGGGTCCGTCTTGCCACCGATGTCGGCGGGGGCATCGGTGAAGCCGTCCAGGAAGGCCCTCATCTCAACGGGAGGAACCCCAACGAGCAGGGACTTCCATGAACCGGGCAGAGTGGGCGGAAGAATGGTCATGGCTTGGGCTCCTGGAATACCAGACGGCGCATGTCGTTGAGGTGGGCCTGGACGGCAGTCATCTGGCCGGCGCTACCGGAGCCCTCGGAGGGGCGGAGGCCGCACTCCCAGAGCTGGTCCATGAGTTGCTGGCCTATGTCGGAGCCCATGGTCATCAGGGGCGGAAAATCGGCGCCTTCGTCCTGAGTGGTCAGAATGAGGTTGGTGGCCACCGTGACCTTGGCCCCATCCACCACGGCCAGCCGGAGGTCGATGTCGTTATGGAATCGCCATGGGGTTCGGGTGGCTCGGACCAAAAGCTTACCCGGGATCATCTGGTCCCCGATGCGGGCGAAGTTGAATGTGGGCTCACTCATCGGTGGGCCTCCAGGATGGCGTCCGCCGCGAGGACGGCCCGCATCATGCGGCCGAAGGTGATGCTTTCCGCGTCCTTCCACTTGCTCAGGTCCAGGGCCAGGGCCCGAACCTCGCCCAGAAGCTTTGGACGGGCGAGCTCGGGGGCGCCGGGTTCATCCTTTAGGGCGATCCGGTAGAGAGTCTGGAGGACATGGGCCGGGGATGTGCTGGTGGGCTCCCCGATGCAATCCATGAGGGGGATGGTGAACAGAACCCGAACGTCATTATTTGACTGTTGGGGGAGGAATTCGACGCGTATCTTACACCCCCTTCCAGGTGGGATCAGGGACCTCCTCGTCCTTCCCCCAGGATGTCCGGTCGAAAGTCACCCTCCAGGTCCCGGCCCTTGCTCCCCAATCCAGAGAGAATATGGAGCGGTCACAGGCAGGGTTCATGCCCTTGATAAACGAACCCATGAGGTGAA